AGTCCATTCGTACCTACACCATTAAATTTGCATCGGGCTTTCGTATTGTTGCGCTGAGTTCTCGCCCGGCTAACCTTCGTGGTAAGCAAGGCATTGTTGTTATCGACGAAGCCGCTTTCCATGACCAGCTCGACGAGCTCATCAAAGCAGCACTTGCTCTGTTGATATGGGGCGGCAAGGTTCGCATTATCTCGACGCATAACGGTGACAACAATGCATTCAATCAACTCATTAATGAGATCCGTTCTGGCCGCCGCTCTGGCACGGTCCATCGTATCGATTTCCAAAGCGCAATTTCCCAAGGACTATATAAGCGCGTTTGCATGCGATCCGGCAAAGCCTGGTCACAAGAAACCGAAGACGCTTGGAAAGCCAGCGTTTATAAATTCTATGGCGATGCCGCCACAGAGGAACTTGATGTTATTCCGTCCCAGGGCTCGGGCGCGTGGCTAACCTCGTCATTAATTGAAGCGCGCATGCACGCAGCACCGGTGCTGCGCTACACCGCACCAACCGGTTTTGAACAGCGTGGCGAAACTGCCCGCTGGCTCGACATTCAACAATGGCTTGATGCCGAATTAGGGCCGCTTTTAAGCATGCTTAATCCTAAGTGGATGAGCTGCTTTGGTATGGACTTTGCACGCAGCAGCGACCTGTCTGTCATATCGCCTTGCCAAATCACCGACACTTTAAAGCGCGTCATGCCGTTTCAGATTGAGCTGCGCAATATGCCGCACCGCCAGCAGCACCAAATCCTGCGGTACATGACTGACAAGCTTCCGCGCTTTAGCAAAGCGGCCATTGATGCCGGTGGTAACGGTAGCGCCGTGGCCGAGTTCATGGCGCAGGACTATGGCTATGGCCGTGTTGAGTTAATCAAGTTCAGCGAGACCTGGTACCGCGAAGAAATGCCGCCACTCAAAGCCGCCTTTGAAGACGACAGCATTGCGATACCACGCGATGCCGACGTGCTGAATGATTTGCGCTTGGTCAAAGTGATTCGTGGCGTTGCCCGTGTTCCCGATGCCAGGACAAAAGGCAAAGACGGTGGCAACCGACATGGCGACTCGGCGATATCGATTGCGCTGATGCATTACGCCAGCCGCAACTTAGGCTCCGAAATTGACTTCCAGTCCACCGACACACGTTCGTCGCTCGGTGCGTTCGACGGTGAACTAATGCACGAAACCGATCACGGCTTTGGCACCGTCAGCGGCAACAATGATTTTCAGGGATACCTATGAAACCCAAAATAGAAAAACCAAAAGAAGCCCAGGAGATCGCCACCACCGGCAATGGCCGCGACATCACCCGGCCTTATGTTGAAGAGTTGCTCACACCCACTGACACCATTCTGAGTGGGCGCGGTGGTGGTGATTTAAAAATCTACAAACAGCTGCTCAGCGACCCGCAAGTTAAAACGGTTTTAGAACAACGCCGCAATGCCGTGGTGCAAGCACTTTGGCAAGTGGACGCTGCAAGTGACAGCCCGCTCGATGAAGAAGCAGCACAATTTATCCGCGACGAAATTACCGCCGTCGGCTTTGACAAGCTCACCGATAAAATGCACTACGGTATTTTTTACGGCTTTTCAGTAGCCGAGATTCTTTACCAGGTAAAAGGCAATCGCCTTGGCTGGAAAGAAATCAAAGTGCGCGAGCGCCGCCGCTTTCGTTTTGGCGCGCAGCATGATTTGCGCTTGATTACCCGCGACAACCCGACCCCTGGTGAACAATGTCTGCCGCCGTATTTTTGGCACTTTGCCACCGGAGCCGATAACGACGATGAACCCTATGGCGTGGGTTTGGCTCACTGGCTTTTTTGGGCGGTGTATTTCAAGCGCAACGGTTTAAAGTTCTGGATGATCTATCTGGAAAAGTTCGGCATGCCAACCGCCGTGGGCAAGTACGCCTCCGGTGCCGGGCCCGAAGAAAAGAAAAAGCTTTTGCAAGCCACGCAAGCCATACAAACCGACAGCGGCGTAATCATGCCCAAAGAAATGGAGCTGGAATTACTTGAAGCCGCACGCGGCGGCACCGCCGATTACAAAGTACTGCACGACACAATGGACGAAGCCATTGCCAAAGCGGCACTCGGCCAAACCATGACCTCGCAAGACGGCAGCAGCGAAGCGCAGGCCAAGGTGCATATGTCAGTACGACAAGACATTGTAAAAGCCGACAGCGATTTAATTTGCGAGAGCTTTAATCTGGGCCCGGTCAAGTGGCTGGTGGAATACAACTTCCCTGGTGCAGGCATGCCGCGTGTGTATCGCATGCTCGAAGCCGAAGAAGACTCCGACAAGCAAGCTGACACCGATACCAAGATTAGTAAACTCGGCTTTAAGCCGGGCTTACAGTACGTTAAAGAAACCTATGGCGATCATTGGGAAGAAAGCAAAAAAACAACAGCCCTTGCAGAACCTAACGCCGCAGATCCTGCTTTATCGTTTGCCGAGCCTTTGCTCGATGCTCCCGATCAGATGATCGGCCAGCTCGATAAGAGCCTGCAACCAGCGGTTGGAAAATGGCTGGACGATATCAAAGCTCTGGTTGATCAATCAGAAAGTCTTGAACAAGTTCGCGATGGTCTAATCAATCTTTATCCTGACATGAGCATCACCGAATATGCTGACGCATTAGCACAGGCATTGACGGCGGCTCACTTGGCCGGTCGCAGCGAGCTGAGCAATCATGGCCGATGAAGCGGTCTATGGCTCGCTTGCTTTCGATGAGCAAATCGAATTCTTTCGTCGCAAGCTTTCGTTGCCGACCAATGGCTGGACCGATATCTACACCAAAGAGCATGACTGGGCCTTTGTCGTGGCCGGTGCTAATCGTGACGACGTATTAACGGGCTTTCGACAGGCCGTTGATAAAGCGATATCGAGTGGTACAACGCTCCAGGCATTTCGCAAAGACTTCGATAAAATAGTGGAAGCCACTGGCTGGCAATACAACGGGGGTCGCAACTGGCGCTCTCGTATTATTTACGAAACGAATATGCGACAAAGTTATAACGCGGGTCGCGAAGCTCAGATTCAGTTAGAAAAAAAGTTCAGGCCCTACATGCGTTACAACCACAACGACTCTGGCCATCCACGTCCGCAGCACAAAGCCTGGGACGGTCTTATTTTGCCTGTCGATGATTCGTTCTGGTCATCACACATGCCAATGAATGGCTGGGGTTGCAAATGCAGCGTTGAAACTTTGGCCGAGCGCGACTTGAAAGCCGAAGGTTTAACTGTCGGCAAAGCACCGGCCATTCAGTACGAAGACAAAGTGATCGGCAAACGCAGCCCGCAAGGTCCGACCACGGTCCGCGTTCCGAAAGGAATCGATCCGGGCTTTGAATACGCACCAGGCAAAGCGCGCTTGAAAGGTGCGATGCCACCCGAGCGGCCATTGACGGCAAAAGGATCCGCAGGCAGTGCCGGACTACCGAACCGGGGTGCGTTGTCAGAATTGCCAGCCGCAAGAAAACTGGCCAAGCAATTATTGCTACCTGCCGATTTAACCGACGCGCAATATTCCAGAAAGTATTTGAGTGCATTGGGCATAGCAGGCGAGGAAGGAATTTTCAAAGACGTGGTTGGCGAAAACATTGTCGTCGGCAATAAGCTATTCCAAACGCCGGACGGTAAAACAAAAATCAAGAAGCGCGGACGCGAGCAATATTTGCTGGTGCTTGCCGAGGCACTTAAATCACCCGACGAAATTTGGGCTCGGCTTGAATGGATCAATGCACTTGGCGTTGCCGTGATTCGTCGACGTTATGTTGCACGCTTCATCATCGAGGGCGAACCCGAACCGATGCTGGCTGTGTTTGAGCGTGGGCAAGATGGCTGGCAGGGTGTCACGACATTTCAAAGCACGACACAGGACGTGGACGATTGGCGTGTCGGTGTTCGGCTTTATCGGCGACCCGAATAAAAAACACCCGACGCTGCCACGTTAGGTGCCGCCCAAGTGTAGGAGTGGTGGCTCTGGCAGGAGCGGCTCACTTGATGGCGTAAAGGATAT